GAAATCTTTGTTCATTTATATTTGCTAACAATACAGAATTTAGTGGATTTACTAAAGCACTATAGCCTTCGGATAATTCTCCGTGTCTATGCTTCTTACTAAACCCAGAACAATCTATAATATAGTCAGAATCTATTTCATCATAAGAGGTAACTACTTCATCTCTTACTTGTATTCTATTACTTAGCCTATCTAAAATATAATCTTGCAATAATCTGGTATCATAGTGTATACCATATGAACCAAATGAAAATGGATGAAATATCTTATCCTTCTTCTTTCCCCACCCTTCATATAAAATTCCAGACTTTATTGTAGCTAAAATTGGATTATTATATAAATCAATACCTAAAGTATGGTGCAACATAGTTGGCAGTTCTAAAACTGATGCCTGGCCAACATACTCAGTTGGGGTATTACTGTCGTATATAAGTTCTATCTCATAATCTGAATAATGAGAAAAATGAAGGGCTGATAAACATCCGGCATTACCTCTGCCAATAATTGATATCTTCAAATGAAATTATACCACCCTGTTAAAATCATTTTTTCCTCATCACATGGCTCACCTCTATGAGTGAACGTCCAATCGGCTGGCCATATAACGACCTTTCCTTTTTCAGATTTACATGTATAGTCTTGATGTAAAAATTCTGTACCACCGCCCTCTTCTATAGTATGACAATACATCATCCACACAAGAACCCTACTGGTTGAAGGTTCCTTTCCAGATGTTCTTTCTGAATGCCATTCTAAAAATCCTTCCCCCGGATTATAATACTGAATATTAAATGGAACCATATTAAATCTGGCAAGTGTATTTACTCTTGGATATTTTTCTATATAACTATTTAAAATGATCTGTAACTCATCACAGAATGTTTTTGATAGTTCGGACTCATATTCATCCTCAACACTCATTTCCGTGCTTACCTTTATATCACTAAAATGAGATCCAGAATCGCTAGCCACCTTACCTTTTAAATGTTTGTCAGAATTATTAACGTAATGATCTACAAACTTATCAGCAATACTTGTATCTTCTATAAATTGTTCATATATGAATTGCGGCATTATGCCTTAACTTGTGCGGCAACAACAGACCCGTCACCACCGGAAGCTCCTCTGGCCTGAGTTGCCTCATTATAAGTTCCTGCGGTCCCACCTGCGGCGGTTACCGTTCCATTGTTTGTGTATGTGCCACCGTGCAATAACATTAAAACTCCACCACCAGACCCTCCGCCAGTAGAACCAATTCCACAAGAGCTACCAGTATTTCCTGAACTACCACCTGCGGCAGTTATTGTTCCACCGCTATTAACAGTTAAGTCACCCTTTACAACTAACCATAAAATGCCACCAATAATAGAATCTGAAGCATTTGTGTTATCTCCATTTGAAGATCCTGCCGGGTTTCCTGCGCCACCTGAAGCTGAAAAACAAGTCTGCCAATTTCTAATACCTGCAACCCCAGCACCACCATAATCGGCAGGTTGGCTTATTTGGTACTGTAATCCCGGTTGAGAGCCGATTAGATAGGAAAACCCACCACCACCTGCTCCGCCTGAGAAGGTTCCAGCAAGACCACCAGTCGCACCCTGTACTGTAAATCCTGAGTTTCCGCCTTGAGACTGATAACCTCCCGTTGCTCCTCCGCCACACTGTCCTGAAGCGGCAGTTGTAGTTCCTTGCGCTCCTACTGTGCCGGGGCTACGCGTAATAGTGCCACTCGGTGATCCATATCCATGAGCATTACCACCAGCGGCTCCAGTCTTTACAATTTGAAAAATAGTTCCATCACCCGCAATTTCAGGCTGATTAGCAACAGCCGTAACAGCCGCGGTTCCGCTTCCTGCAAAATCAGCAGCGGCCAAGGTATCTGTTCCGCTGGCTGTTAGCATTGGCAACCTTATTCCGCTTGCATTGACTGCGGCAGAATCACTTCCACCTGTATTGGTAGGATCGGCAAAGGCTCCTATTCTGGCATTTAAAGTTCCGCTTATAGAGCAGTCACCCTTTACATAGATTAGCATTCCTCTACACGGCTGATCTACTGTAATGGTATGTCCGGCTTCTATTGTTAAGCTAGTATAGTTCTTAACAACCATATCACCATCATAAGAACCTGACTTGTTTAGAACTGTATAAGTAACATCACCTGTTGTGGTTAATGCACCATCAGAACCATCACCAAAGTAATTTCCACCACCTGCTCCTGCAGCACCCATCAATCCAACTTTTTCTGATCCTAAAGGCATATCTATTCTCCTAAGCCATTGCTAATCCGGCAGGAAACCCATACCAAATTGTACCACCATCTACTGTAGTAAAGACCAGTATATCAACTCCACTAGTTGTTAACGATGGGGCTGACCCACCCGCCCAGTCTACTGAGCCAGGCCAGTTAACTGTTTGTGAACCTCCATTAGTTAATATAAGAGTAAATGATCCAGAGTTTGCAGATGCAGGTGGATTACTAAAAGTAAATGTTGTAGTACCTGTGTCTACAGTACCACTAACAACATTACCCACAGTTAAATCAATATCTTGAGTGCCTCCACCTATACTACCTATAGCATTATGAGTTTCAGCATAATCCTTAAAGTTTGGACGCTGAATAACATAATCTGCATGATTTACAATACCAGAAGCATCAGCAGTAACCGCTTTAGAAGTTTGTACTGTTCCCAATGTAGTAACATCAGTATAGTCTAACTCGGTAGTAGAAGCGCCCAATCCATCTAGTTTATTTATTTCAGCAGCAGAAGATGTAATCAAAGTTCCTGCAAGCTTAAGTCCACCATCTACAAGATCATGAGATGCAATATCTAAAACCTGATTTCCTGCTGCAGCACCCACGGTGACTACACCGCCTGCTGACTGAGTAAGTGCCTTAGAGTTGGCAGATGTTCCAAGAGTAGTAATGTCCAGATAGTTTAACTCTGTTGAAGTAGCTGTAACTCCATCAAGAATATTCATTTCTGCTTCTGAAGTAGTAACAGCAGTTGTTCCTGACAAACCACTAAACTGAGTTTTCAAGACATCTTTGATCATTCTTATGTGATCATCGCCCTGAGATATTGGATCTGTACCAGGAGGATTTGCGGCTACAAGTTGACTAATATAACTAGCTGATTCTAGTGCCATAATAACCCCCTATGCCAATTCAAATATGCCACTGGCACTGGGTGTGACAGTAAGCGTATTATCTTGCGCTAAAGTAAACTGAGCTGTAGTCAGCTTAGAAAAGCACACTAATTTTCCACCTGACTGGTAGATAACTGCATACTTAACATTGCTAATATCTCCGCCCGTGGCCGTCCATACAACAGCAGTTGAATCAAAACGATATTTATCGGTTGCAACAGAAGCCCATGTTCTTGCTGTAACAGATGCTCCTCCAGTGGCATACCCATTGCCGTTAGCAACCTCATTTCCAAGTGAAGCTTGTGTGGATAATGTCTTTGTATTTATATTAGCACTAGCTGCGCTAGTATGCAAAGACACATAAAAACCAACACTTGTACCGTCCAAATCAAACTGGCCGTTGCCTATATATTCTCTAAAGGAATTATAAAAACTCCAAGCAGTAGCCGCCATTTTATACTACCTCCTCTTTAATTTTTAATGAACCTGGATTTTTAATTACGTGTGATATAAGGCCATCTCCATGAACAGCCAAATCGTAATGTTCGCCTGTTTTAGAAACCATATCAACGAACTCTTTTGCTTGATGATAATGAGCAGCAGTACACCTAAACTCTTTTCCAGAAACCATAACATCTAGAACGTCCTCACCATCATTTTCTGGTTGCTCATAAGCGTGATGATTCTCAAGAATACAACTATCAAATCCAAATAACTCAAACTTATGAAATCCCAACATCCTTAATAAATGAACAGCTCTAAGTGCAACAGTAGCGCCACCCATTACAGGAAAATAATCTTCCCCGTACTGTTTTTTTAGAAGATCAAAATTTTCATCTCCAGCACAGTGCCATATCCAAACTTTATTATTTTTTACAACGTTGAATACATATGGATGGCATTGAGAAGAAATAAAATATTTACAATCATCATGGGTCTCATGAATAAATCTATGATTAAATTCACGACTATCTAGCATTATAAATGCAGATGGACGTATACCTCTTTCCATACAATACTTGTAACTGCCATTTACCGTTACAACTGGGACTCCATCCTTGCTCTTTTCTAAAAGATCAGGAAACGTATCTTTTAATGTAGGTCCACCAAGGGCAAGACAAATTATCTTATCCCATTGAGTTTCATGTGGACGAACTTGAGGAAGCCCTAACTTAATATTCTTTTCTATGTTATCCCTTATCTTTTCTTTATCCTCATTAACACCGCAAATAATCTCAGGGATAGGAGATAATTTTTTTACCCTTACAATAGGCGGCTCTGAGCTAACCCCCATCTTTAACATATTACGTAGTACCAAAAACCATTCTTATTTCAAGTCCTCGTGTATTAGTGGCAACAGCATCAACATCTACTCTAATTACATTACCTGTAGAAACTTCATTATAAGCACTAATAACATGAGGAGTAGCAGCTGTTGAGGAATCCTTCTCATTTAAATCAATTGTAATTGGAGTTGAAAGCATATCATTACTAGTGGTTAAATTATGTAGTTGTATATTTGTTATAGAGCCTCCAGTACCAACTGTATATACATGAGCTTCAGCATTATTTAACTTTTTACCATTTAGAGTTGATGGAATAGTAATATGTGTCAAACCATCTCCCGCAGGTGGGCCTATATTATCATTAACACATTTTACAATTACAGTTCTTTCTACGAAAGGAGTTACATTATTAGCAAGAATTGCTCTTGTTGTAGAAGTAGCACTATCATAGAAAGAAAACTTATCTACACTACCCTGTATAGAAGTGTCAACTGTTAAGTTTGGAATTATCTCTTGTTTATTTCCATCTATACTAGTTAGATTACCATCCATTTCTCCGAATGTAAGTGGTGATCCTTTTACTTCTCTTAGTGTTAAAGTAGTAGCCATAGTTTATTATCCACCAGCTAATGGGGTTGTATAACCTTCAGTCCAATAATAACTCTGGACATAAGGAAGCGCACCATAGGGAAAATCCCTAGGTTGTTTTTCGTAAAAAGCTCTCCCATTTGTCATCCTATAAGCAACTCTGCGTTTAGAATAGTCCCTTCTTCCGCCTATTGTAAATCTTCTAGCCATATTTATCCTAGGCGCTATCAGCGACTTTTAAACTAAATGTATATCCAGTTCTATCTACCTTACTAACTACAGCACAGCCACTAAGTAACACAGATAAAATAATTAAACACCCTATTTTTTTTAACATTTATGTATCTTTCCTTCGTTTTTTAAATTGTATGGGACCAGGCATTAACCAAGAAAAAAGCATAGGTACTATTATTATCAATATAAGAGCCCACCCACCAACCTTAGTTAATTTTCCAAGAAGCGTCCAGAAATTATCAGGTGCTTCCTGCACAAATGTCTCAGCCTGAACCTCTATTGGCTCTCCTTTAACGCTCGGCTCCGCACTCAAAGCAGAGGCAGTCACAGCCGTTACTCCCCCCGCCACCGCTGGTACAATCACACCCCCCGGCAAGACACTCGTGGCACCCACAACTGCGCTCGTAGCCGCGCCAGTTATCAGGCTGCTCTTGATCTTGGGAAGACTGCATCCTCCTATCATCGTTGAAAAAAGGATTATCCAAAAAATCCTCCAATTACTATGATTAGGATAACTACTCCCCATATCCACGGTTTGCTTCGTACCTCTTCCCATAACTTTTTTAATACGTCCATTTAAAATCTCCATTAGTCTAATTGAAAACTTGATCCACATCCACATGAATGCGCCCCAGTTGGAGGGGTAAATTGAAATGATGGCCTAAATGGATCATCTTCATAATCCATAGTTGCATCCCCAAGAAGATCAAGGGAATGTGAATCAGAATAAATAGTATCGGTAATCATCGCTGCATCTGACGGAAGATCGCCAGTGGGCGATAGCTTGATTTTGTAACCTGAACATCCTCCACCTTCTAGATAGATACCTAAAAATCCTTCTCCATCTAAAGTTTGATCTATTTTGTTTTGAGCCGCTTCGGTTATTACCATTACTCATTTCTTCTTTGTAGCTCTTGAAACTTTTCTGCGGCCTAATGCAGACATTTTTTTGCCAGCTTGAGCTCCTCGCCTAACTCCAAGACTCCTATCTAACTTAGCATCTCTAGGATGTTTTGCGGCATACTTTTTTCTTCCAGCCATTTTTTATTCTCCGTTTAAATAATTATACACTATTTGTTTCTCGTACATCAGTTCGTATTACCTTCTCTAACTTAAGGGATTGCACTTTTTCATTAGGAACGTACCTCCATATTAGACCTTGATCTCGTATGCTTTCAAAAACAGTAGTAGTAAGACCTACTTTAATTATTATAGCTTCGTCCCCTTCCAGTAATACCACATCTCCAGGTACAAACACTTTGGACATTTTAAACTTTAAGCCCTTAGCTATTGAAGATGAAACCTCTTTTAGCATAAGAGCTATTATTAAACTTATAAGAATTGTAACCCAAGGCATTAAAAATGAAGTTATCTTAACGCTTGTGTCCATAGACAAAGTATTTAAATCCATTACTCTAACAGTTTCTTAACAACTTCTCTGCCTTCCCAATTATCTCCAACCTCAACCTTTTTCTTTTCACATGAGTATCTAGTCTCGCCTGAATCGCTATCTTTCCATCCGTTTCGAGACAGAGTTCTCTTCATGGCAAGGCATCCTGGTACGCCCATCTCAACCCACTCTCCCTGCTCATTCTCATGGTGTCCCATAAATTCTATGATCCCACCATTAAGATACAGTATCAAAACAAACATTACCTTAACCATTAATGACCTCCATTTGCCTTTATAGACGCTATATCATCCTTTAGTTTTTCAACATGATCCTCAAGGCTTTCAATTCTTTGTTTATAAAACTCTAAAGTAAGTGCTTGCTGTTGGTCAAAAGGTGCTTTGCCTGTCTCTATATTAGTAAGAAGTTTATCGAACTCTCCTGATAAGTGTTCAATTAACATGAACTGTTCAGCATCTGCTGGGAGACTCCCTAGGTCCCCTCGAGGCCATTTTATGCGAAATTCCGTGTTCTTTACTAAGTCAGACTCAAACAAAACCATCTGAGTTTCAATTTTATTTAATCTTTCAACTATACCAAAATATGCCCAAACACCAAATGCTACTGCAATAATCAGTGAGATTAAATTTCTCACTGGCATTGCAAACTTAGTGCTATCGCTTACATTTAACGGAGCTTCAGCCATTAATTATAGCCGTAACCACCATAACCTCCCTTCTGTTGAATGGGGCTTGGAGTGCTAGAACTTCTTAACGCATCAAACAGTTGTCCATGCTGTGAAGCAATTTCACGATTCATTTCTCGTATATCTTCTAACTCTTTACTGATCTGTGAAACTTGAAACCTCAATACATCTAGTCCCTTAATTGCCTCTTGAATTGCGTCTTGATCGTCCACCACCTTCTTAAGGTTATGTATTTCAATTTGACATGCCTCTGAATCTTCCTGAAGGGCTGGAATTGATACTGACTGTACACCAGCCAACCTATCAACTTCTGCAGATAATGATGAAGCCCACCAAATGGCTGCGCTTGTTTGAGCCACCAAGAATAATATTGCACCAAAGAATTTAGCATCTATATTCATCCACTTAACCACCTGGTAAATAATGACCCACCTATTCCAGAAAGCCCTATTGTAGCCAGGACCACCCCTATACCGATACCTCTTGTGCGCTCTAGTTGTTGGTCTAACTTATCCAATCTATCATTTTGTTCTCTAACCATACACTCAAGGCTATCAACCTTTTGGATAAGCTTCCCAATTTCTAAATCGCTAACGTCACTCATAATTTTAGTTTCTCTTCCTCACCAAAATCAGGAACAATAACTTCCCAGGTACTCCCAGAAGCTATAGCACAAACAACTTGTTTTCCTGTAACTGCATCCCGATGAAAATGTAAATATGTCCATGATGGTTTTATTGGGTTAATTGTAATGGTACCAAATGTGGGGCCATTGGGGTTAATGATTATACCCCTTCCTATAGGGTATTCGTTAAGTATATCTTTATGATATGAAACTGCTTCTTCCCAACTATCCCAACATATAGATGGAATAGGAACATCTTTTGGAAACATTCTTGCTGCTCCAGATAATGGAATAATAAATAAACAAGAAATAATTAGTAAAATTTTCTTCATTAATAAGCCGCCTCCGCTTCTGGCTCTAGTACTCTGTAACTCTTTCTTATCGGAGGAGTTGGGTCCATATCATATATTCTAGATAGTGCATCCAAGAAATCTGGATGTATCATTGGAAAAAGATTATACTCATTATCCTTTACCCACTTCACTAGATCATATAGCATACCATTCTCATCCTTACGTAATATTTTACTAGAAACTAAAAATTCTCTCTTACTCTCTTTAGCGTCTAGCTGCAATGATGTAAGTCTCTTTTTATCTGTCGGGTATGGCCAGAAAAAAGAACCATCTTTTAAGTCAGGTTCAAGTCGTTGTATCCTATCTCTCTTAGACTGTGAACCACCACCACCTACCCAGTTTAATTCATAAATAGGAAATGAGCTTCCATCTATCCTCATCATTTCCTTGAAGTGCTCTATATCACTTTGCGCCCCATATCTTTCATAACCAATTTTTACTTCTCTAACTCCAGGAGCTCTCTTCCATTTCGTTCTAAGTCTCTTTAATATATCCCATCTCTCTGAAAGACTCATTCTATGGCATACGCCATCCATAAGATACTTATTGTAATTTGCATCCACCCCAACAACAGCAATCGCTGTTCTATTAGATTCTTTCTTTTTTGAACTAGCAGGATCAACCATTATATAGGCATTTAAAGTATATGGCCTAACTTCCCACTCTCTCCACCAATCATCCATAAAAGCTACATCACTACCTGCTATTGGATTTAAAAGTTGCTGACAAGCTACAGTATAAGTAGATGTAGTCTTTTTTATTTCTTCCCATCTTTCTTGTTCAAGAAATACTGGAATACCATCCATTTGACCATTATGTGTAGCAGTGTGTATCCTTGGCTTTACAGCTGCTCTTTGTAAAATTGTACCATATGTATCACCATAAGAGTATCTAGTTCCAGCATACTGAAACCTAGGCTTATGAGTAGATCCTAGATTAAGTGATAACTCCCATTGAGTTGTAGTCTTCTTTATCTGCTCAGGTGTTGATACAGATTCCTGAACTACTACATCGTCATAAATGATAAGATCAAAATGTCGTCCAGTAGGCTGACCATCCACAAGTCCGTGGGCTTCAACAGTTTGTTCCTTCGGGTTAGCAGATCTCCTAACACATATACCTTCATTCTCAGCCCACTTAGGAGCTTGTTGTCTTGGCTTCTCCCATAGTATATCTGAATATAAACCGTAAAGTTTTTCATTGGCTTCGAGTTCCTGCATTACTTGTCGCAAGAACGGCTTAGCTTGTCTTGCTGAAAATGACAATAATCCAATTGTTATATTTGGATTACATAAAATTTCTTGAACAGTACCAAGAAAAGTTATAATAGAGCTTTTGTAATGGAACCTTGCCCACAAATCTAGTCTACTATCCCTATCGCTTTCTACTTCCCTACATCTTTCATATATCCAAGGATGTAACATATCATGGCGATTACAAAGGAACACACCAAGATAGTACCTATCAAGCTGACCCATAGTCCTAATAAAAGTGTCATCAATGTTAGGATCATTATGGCAGTCAGCATACGCAGCAACCACTTTATAAAACTGCTCATGTTGAGCCCACTCTGCAAACTGGACAGCAGCTTCAGCATTTTTTCCTTCAACTAGATATCCCTTTGCTATACGTGGTAGCATTATTTGCCACCTTTATATCCAGATGCATATGCAGCTTTTGCTTGCTCCCCAGCTTTTTTCTTAGAAGAATAACATTTTCCTTTGTCTCCCCACTTCCATCCTTGCTTACCATTAGGTAATTTACACTTTTTTATCGGCATCTTTTTTTACATCAGGACCTCTTAGGTCCTCAGAATATTTTTCATTCTTAGTAACTACCTTAAACAAAATAGAGCCATCTTCCTGTTTTTCTGCTCTATATGTAGTAGGAGTCATTCTATATACAGTAAATTCTTGCCCTTCCTCTGGCATACATGCTGTTCTCGTATAGTTTTCTAAACGATCAAACATATTATCTACCATCATCAGAGGGCTTCTAGACCCAGTCATACCCATCATACGTTCAAATACCCTATCCATTGCTCTAACTTGAGAGCTTATCATTGATACACCCATTTTTATTCTCCTTATTGTACACCATTTTTACCTATAAATTCCTGCATCACTATTAAATTTAATTTTCAATTCTTGCACTCTTGGTAACAAGGATGCAAAAGTAACCTCTTGAAGTCCTTCAGTTGATCCTTCCATAATAGCATAATTCCAGATCGCAACATCTACATCACTCATATTATCTAACATTTCTTTATTCATACCAGCCTTAGATAGAGCATCCCTTCTTTGTTTCTTTGTACCACCACTAGATATAGCTGTATTTCTTAATTCTTCTATATTTAAATTAGGTGAAATAGTCTCTTGAAGTACTTCAGTAGACATTAATTGACCGCCGACTTCAGATGTCTCACCCATTGGGCTATATATATTAGCACCATACGTACCTATATTACCAGCGTCTGTTCCTTGAGTATTATATGCAGGTTGATATCCAAGTACTGTTTCCTGATTAATTGGCCCTTCTCCTCCGTATGTTCTTTGTCCACTAGGCGGAGCTGAAGATAAAGAACCACTTTCTGGAGCATATGATAATCCACTTGCTTGAGGCCCATATACTGGAAATGAACCAGATGCCCACCTTGAAGCTTGTTCATAATTTGATGGGGTTGGCCTTTGTCCTTCTACCCACGGCTGTGATTGTCCACCAAACATCTCTTGTCCATAAGATGGGGCATAAGTTTGAGAAAACATTTCTTGTCCATACCCTGGTAATGGAGCTTCTCCAGTATATTGTTGCCCAGCATTTGGAGCTGCTCCTGGTCCCCAATCAGGATGTCCAGCAGGAGGTTGTCCACCAGCTTGATATATTCCAGCAGATCCAACAGGTTGCGCCCCAATATCTCCTTGGTATATCCCAGCATTCTGCGCTCCATTCTGCGCCCCTGACTCAGTTACTACCTCTTCCATTGCTATAGTTTCATCATTTGTATTAGAAGCTTGATTACCTAAAGCAATCTGAAAGGCGTTCCAATCAGCACTTGAATACTTACCAGTTAAATTACCGTCAGCATCTTTATGGCTTGGAGTTATCCCCAGAGCAATCATCTGTGCTTTATTGCTTTCTATCCAATCTTTATGAGCTTGTCCAAAAGCATTTAACCCACCAACTCCAGCAGCGACTGCAGCCTCCTGATGTCCTTGATACATTGGTGGATTTTGAGCTTGTGTAAGTAAGCCTGCTTCTACTGTGGGTGTAGTGGTTGTTGTAGGAACAGTTCCAGCAGCAGTTGACACTGGAATACCAGCATGAGGATTCCTAACGTCCTGAGCTGCAACAGCTCCTGGATTTATATTCTCAGCCTCTGTAGCCCCTCCTGCTATAGCGTTTGCAATAGATTCAGCTAACGCACCTCCATCCTGATGTGGATTCATAATTCTATCCTCTATTCCTAGGCTTGACTGACCTAGCCATTTTCATTTGTTTACCTGCTCTTTTTTTAGCAGCCTTTGCTTGTTTAATTCCTTTGGGAGTGTAAGCGTATTTTTTTCCACCGACAGTAGGCATAGATCCTCCTAATTTAAAATCTCTGGTCTAACTTCATCACCTGTATCAAGAAGCTTTTCCATTATCTCCTTGACATCAACAGCTTTCTTAACTTCAATCTTAGTTGTTTTGGTTTCAGTAATATCCTTTTCTTGTTTAGAATATGCTGATCTATAGCCAAATTTGTTTACCATCATAAAAGAGTAAAGAGCAGTATTAAAGGATTTATTCTCTAAATTATCCCTACCAACACTAATCCAATAAGCCTCAGAAGACTGAAGCCCTAACTCAACAGATTCTTGGAAGTCTTTCTTGCGCGGATCTTTTAACCAGCGATACCAAGTACTTTTATTAATTCCCAAAAATTTACAAATTTCTACTACAGTAGAACCATTAGCAAACATTTCATTTGCTACTTTTTTGTTCTTGTCAGTCCATACACTGCTATGTATTATTTCGCCTCTTCGTTTTCTCATGATGATATATAATCAATTATTAATTTACCTTCCAAATGGTCAACCTCATGCTGAATACAAATAGAAGAAAATCCGTCAAAATTTTCAGTAATATTATTACCGTCCACATCTACGTAATTAACTTCTATATTTTTAAATCTTTTAATTCTGGCCCTAATATCAGGAACTGACAAACAACCCTCATCAGTATAAACCTCACCATCCTTCGCCTTTATTTTTGGGTTTACCATTGTAGTTAAGTTTGACATATCGTCAGAAGGATCAAAGATGATGAGGTTTTTCTTAATTCCTATTTGGGGTGCAGCAAGTCCAACGCCATTATTGGCGTACATAGTATCAATCATGTTTTCAACGACACCCGTAATATCCTCGTACATCTCAACATCATAATTCTCTTCCCTTAATTTTGGATTAGGAAAGGATAATATATCAAGAACGGCCATCTAACATATTACTAAGGTGCTTAACCTTAGATGAAACAAAGTTAGTAAATAAAAATGGGAATATCCCGTGCAATAAACCAATTACACCCAAACCAACCAATATAAACGAAATGTTAGAGACGTATAACATATGATTAAAATATTCTTTTGTAGTTATATGTTTAAAATTCAATTATTAATTCCTTTATATAATATATATACTAATAAGGATAACTAGTTAACATATATAATATATATATATAAATTAAATACTCCATATAAATTAATAGGGCCGTGAAGGAACGGGAGAGATACGTCCGAAGACGCCGATGAGAGGGAAGTGCCCCAACACGGGCCCAAAATTCCCGTGTAGTCCATTACTTATGTAACCATTATAGCATATTAGGGGGTATGGCTTGGAAAATATACCAAAGATTTTTAACAAAAATTTTAAGACAGGCCCTAAAAACCAAAATTATTTCTAACGATGTCGCAAATAGACAACAAATAAGGGTGCCATAAGGCCCTAGTAGGGACCCTTTAAGTGTGAGAGTGCGTGTTTTTTATTGTATGTATAGGGGCGGAGGAACGGGACTCCGAAACCTGGATCAACATCAGCCCTGGCCAGGAGTACCTTCCAAAACTTTCAACTTCATCAGGGTTATCAAGGGGTTGTGTGTGTG